ACTAACGCATGGCATTTCTCAAAACAATACTCGGATATCACTTAACCAGCGACAAATCCGAGATCTTGAACATGAAATTCAAACAATTGCCGAGAACCTTGCAAACCGAAATACTGAACATGAGAAATTAGACGAATTTAACTCCAATCTCCAACAGACAATTGAATACTTAGCAGACAAAAAACAAGAAATCGTTTATCACGATTTTGCCTATTCCCTTCTCAGGGATGATGGTGTAAAAACGAAGATCATCAAGAAGTATCTTCCGTTCATAAATCAGCAGGTTAATCGCTATCTTCAGATGATGGATTTCTATATTAACTTCCATCTTGATGAAGAATTTAAGGAAACAGTGAAGTCTCCTATCCACGAAGATTTCTCTTATAGTTCCTTTAGCGAAGGTGAAAAGATGAGAATCGACCTTGCCCTTCTCTTCACTTGGCGTGAAGTAGCGCGTGTCAAAAACTCTGTAAATACCAACCTGCTGATTATGGATGAGGTCTTTGATTCATCACTGGACTCTTTTGGTACTGATGAGTTTCTTAAAATTATTCGCTATGTGATTCATGATGCAAACATTTTTGTTATCTCTCACAAGACGGACATGTATGACAAATTTGAAAGTGTCATAAAGTTCGACAAAGTAAAAGGTTTTTCACGTATGGTATCTTCAGATGCCCAAGACCAATGAATACTCCCAATTGGCAACACCATTCTAAAAAGGAACAGAAGCGAAAACTGAAACCGCAAGCACTCCGACAAGCAAAGGCAAGACGCCAAGCATTCAAGAAGAAGCACTCTGCGAGGGGTGCTTCTTTTTTTATAAATATCTAAAAAGTCATTTTATAAAATGGGTTCCTTACAGCAGGCATATCAGTCAATATATTATAACGAGCAAGAACTTCGCGAAGAAGTTGCTGAGTTTTGTAATGAGTTCTTTTTTGACACTGAAGAAGAAACGGAATATTTTGTAGAGGAACTCTTTAAAGATGAAGATATTGTATTAGAATTTTTTGACGATGTTCTTGAGTTTTCATCTGAGTTTCAGTTGAATGAGGATACCTATATCACTGAAATCAGGTCTGCTCTGATTAAGCATGGACTCAAACTTGGACAGGGTTTGCTTAGAAAAGCAACTCCAGCAGTTAGGGGAATGTCTGCAAAGACCTTAACTAAAAAAGGAATTCAAGCGGGTGGATTAACGCAGAAAGGAACCAAACTTGCTGCTACAAATAAACCAGCACTTGCTACACAAACCAGAGCAATTCAAACTGCTAGAGCGACAAGGCAGGCAGGTATTCCTAAGACACAGGAACCTAACAAGTATTTGAATATGCTCCAGCAGAAGAGGGCATCTAGAGGTCTTCCTCCTGCTGGTCAAACGACGGCAGGAACTGCAAAGGCAAAAGGTGAGCGTGGTTGGTTGAGACATAAAGTTGCTGTTGACCAGGCAAATACTGTTGCTACTGCTTTCATGAAGAGTTTGGAGACTTCTGCAAAAGCAGCACAGAAAGCACAGAAAGTTTCTGCAGCATCTTCTAAACTTGCTACTGCTGCAAAGGGATCTAAGAATATCGGTCCTGCAATTCCAATGACTGGTGCAAAGCGCAGCACTGGTTCTGGTCTCATTGGCACTAGAGATGTAATTACCGATATCGGTCAGGTTTCTAAAAAGTATGGATTAGATAAACCCGCTCCAAAACCAAATTGGGGACCAGGTTCTGGTATGGGACCAAAGCAATCTGGTATACCTAGATTACCAAAAGCAAAATCACCAGGTCCTGGTGTTGGACGTAAAGAAGTAGCATCTTCTGGTGGAGTTTCTTCCAAGGGTGGAAAGATGGGTCCAGATGGTGTAAAAGGAACTCAACTTCCTGGATATACACCCGCATCTAAACAAACCGTTGATGTTGGTGCTACTAAAGTTTCTTCTAGAAGAACGACCAGAGACAGAATGGGTCAAGTTGGAAGAACACTTAAGAACAATAAGGGTGCAGCAGCAGTTGCTTTAGCGTCTGCTGCTGGTGCATATGGACTTACTAACGCTGCTATTGAATCTGGTAGAGAGAAAGTTGATCTTGATGCACCAACAACTCTTGCGGATAAAACTAAAACCCCACCAGCACCTAAGGTACCTGAGACTAAAACTCCACCAGCACCTAAGGTACCTGAGACTAAAACTCCACCAGCACCTAAGGCACCTGAAACTAAGACAACACCAACACCTAAGGTACCTGAGACTAAAACTCCAGCACCTAAGGCACCTGAAACTAAGACAACACCAACACCTAAAACATCTGAAACCAAGGCAACACCAACACCTGCACCAACTGGAACTAAGAAACCAGAACCCAAAATGCCTACACCCAAGGCATCGCCTAAAGTGAAGAAGAAAATGTCCAAGATGCAGCGTGATGTTAGGGACATCATGAATATGAGGGTAGCATCCTTAGAACGTCAAGGTAAGAAGAGTGAAGCAAAGACACTTAGAGATAAAATCTCTAAGAAGTATTCTGGTTACGAAGATTGAAATTATAAATATTTGAAAAGTCTTTATTAAAAATGGAAGCAAAGGACGTTAGACCATTGATGGAAGCACTTGCTTCTGTTTATGAAGGATATGGTAAAAAGAAAAAGGGTGATTGTGTAAGTAAGTCTGAAAAGGGCGAGCACAATTGTGCTAAGAAAGTTTGCCATGAACAGTTTGGTGAAGGAACCTGTATCTTCGGTGAGCACGCTGTTCCTGATGAGAACGGTTTTGTATCACACTATGATGTTCTGTTTGAGCATGGAATTGAGGTAGATGTTCCTGTAAATGAGATGGAAGTTCTTGAAGAAGGTTCTCATAACGAAGAGAATCATTGGTATGAAGGTGAGCAGATTTCTGAAGGTCCTGAAGAATATGCTGGTGGTCAACATCCCAGCAAGAGTCCTAACAAAAAGGATAGGGATAGATATGAAACTCAAAGAAGGAGAGCAGAAGCTCCTAAAGGTGTAGGAGTTCCTGATAAGTCTGTTGGTTATGGTGGATTAAAAGATGATGTAGATCTCTTTGACTTAGTCAAGGGTTATCTTCTTGATGAAGGTCATGCTGATACTGAAGAGGATGCCATGTATATCATGGCAAATATGACTGAAGAGTCAAGAAATGAAATTCTTGATTTCATTGAATCTATGGCAAGTGCTAGTAGAATGAAGGAGATTAAGGAAAAGGGATTTGAACGTCCTGCTAGATCGAGAGAATTTGAAAAGAGACTTCCTGCTGAAAGAGAGTCAAGAGGTAGAGAGTTTGAGCACGGATCCACAAGATCTGCGAACACACCTAGCGAAAATCTTTCTCGCAATCGTGGTGGTGGAAAGGGTAGAGAACGTTCTCATCAGGGAAGAAACCTTGCCGACAAGCATCCAAGAGATAGTAAAGGAAATTTGATGTATTGATGGGCACTTTTTAAACTGTCCACTGGGAGGTCTTCGGACCTCCTTTTTTTGTATAATAGGTCCATACGCAACAGAGCAATGACCGTTCGCCACGAAATCAAGTCCCAACTCGCTAAACTGCTTGCCACTGAGGACCTTGTGGTAGAGCACAAGAAAGTTGAGACCGCACAGTTCAATGTGCATACTCGTGTGCTGACTCTTCCAATGTGGGAAAAGGCAAGCAATAGTGTTTATGATATGTTGGTTGGTCACGAAGTTGGTCACGCACTTTATACTCCTGATATCGATTGGTTGAAAGAACATAAAGTTCCTCCACAGTTTGTGAACATTGTGGAAGATGTTCGCATTGAGAAACTAATGAAGCGTCGTTATCCTGGTTTGTCTAAGACCTTCTATCGTGGATATCAGGAACTTGCTCAACAGGATTTCTTTGCGATTGGTGATGATGACCTGAGCACTTATAATCTTGCCGACCGCACTAATCTGTGGTTCAAGATTGGTAACTATATTACTATTCCTATCGAACGTGGTGAAGAGACTGATATCATCAATATGATTGGTGATACTGAGACCTTTGATGAGGTTTTGGAAGCAGCAAAGGTTCTCTACAAGTATTGTAAGAAAAAGCAAGAAGAAGAAATCAAAACCCAACTTGATGAACTAGAAATGTCTGGTTTTAGTGAGCAATCTGCACCTGCCTCTGATTTCCAAGAAGAAGGTGAGGGGGAGCAGGAACAACCTGGTGAAACTGAATCTTATGGTGGAACTGCTGAGCAAGAACAGCAAACTTCTTCTCAAGGTGGTGAGCACAATGAAGAACCTGAAGTTAAAACTGTCGATTCTCTAGAAGAAGCTCTCAAGAATCTTGTGAATCAAAATGGTGAAGAGAATGTTTATCTTGAGATTCCCAAACTTGACTTGAGTAAAATTATTGTTACTAACTCTGAAATTCAGAAGCAATGTGAAGCAGTTTGGGCAGACCAGGAAATGGAGAAATTTGAGTTTGTTGATAAGCAGTTTGTAGAGTTCAAGCGTTCTGCACAGAAAGAAGTAAATTATCTGGTCAAAGAGTTTGAGTGTAAAAAGGCAGCAGACTCTTATGCCCGTGCCACCACTGCTCGCACTGGTGTTTTGGACTGCACCAAACTTCACACTTACAAATATAACGAAGACCTTTTCAAGAAAGTCACTACTCTTGCTAACGGTAAGAATCATGGTCTGGTGTTCATTCTTGATTGGAGTGGTTCAATGGGGCAAGTAATGATTGATACTATTAAACAACTCTATAATTTGATTTGGTTTTGTAAGAAAGTTTCTATTCCTTTCGATGTTTATGCGTTTACCAGTGACTATCCTCTTGTAAAGTATAATAAAGATGGCTCTGCAAATATGGATAACTGCAAGTTTGCTTATGAGCGACGCAATGGAACTCTCCATATTCCTGAGTGGTTCTCTATGATGAATCTGTTCACTAGTGAAGTGAATGGTAAATCTCTTGAACAGCAAATGAAGAGTATTTTTCGTATTGCACATTCATTTAAATATTATTCTAATTATCAAATTCCTGTCGGAATGGGTCTTTCTGGAACTCCCCTGAACGAAGCATTGGTTTCTCTCCACCAAATCATTCCTCAATTTAAAGAAAAGCATAAACTTCAAAAGGTTCAGTGTGTTGTTTTGTCTGATGGTGAAGCATGTATGACTAAGTATGACCGCGAAGTTCAACGTCGCTTTGAGGCAGAACCTTTTATTGGCACTGCTACTATTCGTGAAAATTCTTTCCTTCGGGACCGTAAAACTGGAAATACCTATTCATTTGATTGTGAGTGGTATGAAATGACTGATATTCTTCTCCGTAACCTGAAAGATACCTTCAAGGATACTAATTTTATTGGTATTCGTGTTCTTGAATCACGTGATGCTGGTGCTTTCATTCGTCGTTATTGTGGATATTATGGAGAAACTCACGATAAAACTATGACTGCCTGGAAAAAGCAAAAAGCATTTTCTATCAAGTCTTCTGGATATACTACTTACTTTGGTCTTTCTGCTAATGCACTATCCCAAGATTCTGAATTTAATGTTGCTGATGATGCAACTAAGACTCAAATCAAGAGTGCTTTCGTAAAAAGTCTTCGTAGTAAGAAAATGAATAAAAAAATCCTTGGGGAGTTTGTGGAACTTATTGCTTGAATAAATATGTTTATAGAAAAACTGTCTAGCGATGAAACCTTCCCCAAAGAAATTAAAAGAGACGAAAGAAATCTATGAAAAGGTTGTAACACACCTCATTGAGGAAGGTTACGCCAATGACGTAGAGTCGGCAGATTCCATTATTAATGGTATGAGTGAGCAGTGGTTCGAGTTAATCACGGAGAACTGATAAATGGACAGACTTACAGGAAAACAAGTTCAGAGTATGATGGAATCTCTCCATCAGGTTTATGCTCAACCAGAAGTTGAGCAACTTGATGAGAAAGCTGTAGTAGACCGTAGTGCTAACTACAGAGCCGCCGAACGTAGACGTATTGAAGCAGATAGACGAGTTCAGGCTGCTGGTGGTGGTGCCGCTGCTGAAAAAATAGAGTTAGAAAGACTTCAAGCAGCAGAGAGAGAAAGAGTTAAAAATGCGACAGGTCACGCTAGAAGATCACGTTCTGAAGCGGAACTGACAACGCAAGCAAGATATAATATAAGACAACGTGGTCAGGAAGCGTTGAAGAATAATCCAGATTACCAACCGCCAGAAAAGGCATCTGCTTCTTCTCCTTCCCCCTCACCTTCACCTTCACCTTCACCTTCTCCCTCTCCTACTCCTTCACCAAGACCAGCATCTCAAGTTGTTCTTGCTAAAAAAGGTGGTGTAGAAGGTAAACTTGATAAGGCAACTGGTAAGTTTACTGCTGGTAATTTTAGTGATGCTGAGCGTGCTCGTTATGGCAACAAACCTGCCGCTCCTGCACCTTCTCCTTCTCCTGCTCCTACCACTCCTGCTGGTAGTGCTGTTGCAGATAAAACTCCTGCTCCTGCCGCAAAACCAGTTCCAACTGGAACTACTGCTTCTGGACAGAAGTTCGAAAGAAGACTTCCCACAATGGCAGAACTGAGAGCAGCACAAGCTGCCCGTGCTGCTGCCAAGGCTTCTGGTGGAGATAGAGCAGCACAAGAGAAGGCTGCTGTTGCTGGTGGTGTTCAGCAGGCTCAGAGACAGGCATCAGTAGATGCTGCTGTTAAGAGAGCAAACAGTCCAGAAGTTCTGAATAGACAGGCACCTGCTGGTTCTGCTCTTCGTGCTCAGCAAGATAGACTTGCCGCACAAAAGGCTGCCCAATCTGCTGCTAAACCAGCACCTGCTTCTACTTCTGCCGCACCTGCACCTAGACCACAACCTGGCGCTGGCGCTAATACTGCTACAATGAAGACTTCTGGTAGTAATCTTTCTGGTTCTGGTGCTCTTGCCAAACCACTTGAAAAGAAAAAAGTACCACTAGCGGCAGGTACAGACCTCTTTGATATTGTTAAGGGTTATCTTCTTGATGAAGGTCATGCTGAAACCGAAGAAGAAGCACTTTATATTATGGCAAATATGAGTGAAGAGTGGAGACAGAGTATTATTGAGGGACTTCCCATTCCTCCTGGGGGTATTAAACCAGACCGCATGAATCCTGTTGACCCAGTGACTGGAAAATCAAAGTATAAAATGATTACAGGTCCTACTGGAAAACCAAGGGAGATTGAAAATCCTAGTTTTGGAATGGTTAAGGGTGTCTGAATCCACTTTCTAAACTGTCCACTGGGAGGTCTTCGGACCTCCTTTTTTAATAAATAATTGAAAACTATTGATAGACCAATGAGCAAGTTCGGAGATTTAATTAGGGGCAAAATACAGAACAAAGTATCTGCCCTCAAGGTTGAGGCAGCACCTGCTCCTGAACCCGTTGTTGAAGAAGCACCTGTTGCTGAAGAAGCACCTGTTGTTGAAGAAGCACCTGTTGTTGAAGAAGCACCCGTTGTTGAAGAAGCACCTGTTGCTGTAGAAGAAGATGCAGTAAATGTTGCTCTTGAAGAACTCAGTAAAGACGAGTTAGAAGCATATGGCAGAACACTTGGCGTCGAATTAGACAAGCGTCATAGCAAGAAAAAATTGATTGAAGAACTCAAAGAAATCGAAGGGTGACCCAGTTTTATAACTGTCCACTGGGGTGCTTCGGCACCCCTTTTTTCTTGTATAATTACTTCAGTTGAAACAAACGACCAACATCATGACCATCTCCACCGACTACATCCGCACTTCTCTTCAAGCAGTGTACGGGGAGTCTGTAACTGCCGCCGATATTCGTGCTTGGTGTGCAATGAATGGTGCAAACTATCAGACCGTAACCAATAAACTCTCTGATTGCAAAGTTAGCCGTGGCAAGTGGAATCTGACTGTGCAAGAAAAACTTGAACAAACCTATCAGGCACCTGCTGCACTTCCTGTTGTCGAACAAAACCTCATCCCACAAAAAGATGATACCTTCGTCAAGTTTGGTAATTTTAACGATATTCGCAAGATTATTCAATCACGTCTGTTTTATCCAACGTTCATTACGGGTCTCTCTGGTAACGGCAAAACGTTTTCTATTGAGCAAGCGTGTGCTCAGTTGGGTCGTGAACTAATCCGTGTAAATATTACTATTGAAACTGACGAAGATGATCTTATTGGTGGCTTCCGCCTTGTTAATGGCGAAACCGTTTGGCACAACGGACCCGTCGTTGAAGCCTTGCAACGGGGTGCTGTGCTGCTCCTTGACGAAATCGACCTCGCAAGCAACAAAATTCTTTGCCTCCAATCTATTCTCGAAGGAAA